GCCCTCATCTTCCTCGCCATCGTCGCCTTCGTCATCGCCGCCGTCGCCGGCATCATCCTCAACATGGTCCGCGCCGCCCGAGGCAAGGCCCGCCCCCTGCCCAAGCGCGCCTACTGGGACCCCAGCCACCCCCGCTACCGCGAGGCCCACACTGTCTACCTCTCCACCGAGCCCCCGGCCCAGGGCTGACACCCCCAGGAAGCTGAAGAGCCCGCTGCACCATCACGGTGCAGCGGGCTCTTCGTCTCAGAGATGATTCTCGATCTCGGCTGGGGGCTCGGGAGGGGTGTCATCCGTTCGAGCTCGAGCCCAACGGAGCAGGCGTCCTGCGTAGTCGATGGCTATCCACTTCACCGCGTGCGCCGCCCGCTCCGACTCCACAGCCTCGTCGCGCCGGGACTCCGCAACGGCGACCGACTTCTCCAGGGCCTCAACCCGATCGGAGAGGTGCTGCACGGTGATGTCGAGAATCTGTACCTTGCTCGCCTCCCGCTGCGAGCGTCGGGTCAGAGATGCCCCACCCATAGCTGCCGCAGCCGCCACGATCGCGGTAAGCAAGGGCACCACGTGCGGCGTGATTTCAATCAGGTCCATATCGTCCTCACCAGGTGATCTCTCCGCTCTCGTGCTTGGGTAGCCTGCCCGCTACGAATTCATCGGCGACGGGGTTCTCGACCCAGGGGCTCTCATCGCCCAGGTCTTCCCAACGGCTGGTGCCGCCGGCGGCGCCCTCCATCTCCACGATGCGAGCGCCCTTCACCAGGATGGACACTTGCGCCCCGGGCTCACCCTTGACGTGGACTCGGTACAGCGACTCGCCCCGCTCCAACGAGGCGTTGACAGAGCCTCGGTCCGCAGTAGCCAGCGTGGCCCAGGGTGCCCGGCGGGATGCAATCACGGGCACGTAGTCTGGAAGGTCCCAAGATGCCTCCCCGGCTTCGTCGAGGGTGAGCTTCGTCCAGTACTCGATGCCGTCGTAGGGGGACTCGGTGCACTTGTGGCGGAGCATCTGCCCATCGCGCTCGCTCGACATCCTCGGAACATGCATGATGAACTGCTTGGTTCTGCCAGACGAGGTGAGGCCATTGTTTGACACCTTGATGAAGTGTCCGCCCTCCTTCGACCACATGGATGCCGAGTTTCCGCTGATCGTCACGTATCCGTGGGTCTTGAACCCGTCCAGGGTACTCAGCTGAGCCCACCCGTGGGCCACCGTGAGGCCCGTAGAGGAGCTGGTCAGGTCCCCAAGGTGGGCGAACGCTCCGGTGCCGGAGCCCCCAAGGTACAGTCGCGTGCGGCTGAACTCCGACGAAAAGGCCGCGAATGCTGGTCTCGCTTCCAGTAGGATGCGGCTTCGAGCGGCCTTGAACAGGAGAACCTCACGGTCAATGTAGATGCTCGACTCGTCGCCACCCCAGGTGAGCTTCTCGGGCTGAAGCTCCAGGCGTCCCGCCTGCCGGCCGGCGTAGTGTGGCGGAGTGACCGCAGTCCCCAGCGTGCCGCCCTTGTCCTTGAACAGGTAGATGCCACCAGGGAACGGAGCTGGCGACACGGATCGGTTGAACCCGATCCCCATCCCGAGGTCGCCGCCGCTCCCGCTGTTCTGGAGATACCAGTCCGAGAAATTGACCCAAGACCAGTCATCCCGAGCGACGATGCCGCCGGTCATGGTCACGCGCCCCGTCACGGCGTCGATGCGGAAAGCGTCATCTCCCGCTTGGCCACCCTCGATGCGAAGGCCGTTGGCGTCGAGAATGACGCGCCGGCCGGAGTTGGCCGTGCGGATCGTGGCACCAGTGATCTGCTGCCCGTCGAGCGCCCCGACGGCGAGCATGTTCGCCCTGATCTTGTCGAAGACACCCTCTTTGGCCGTGACGATCTGTGACCACAGCTTCTTCACCACGGCCTCGTCGAAGTTGCCGGAGCCGGCGATGATCTGGTTGGCCTCGATCTTCAGGAAGCGCCCCACGCCGGCCGCGATGGTCTGCGCGGCCGGGTCCTGAAGGGCGCCGGCGTCGATGATGCGGTTGGTACCCACCGGTACCTTCCCCGCGGCCTGAAGCGTGGCGATCGCCAGCTTGGCCGCAGAGGAGAGGGCCGGGTCGTCCTCGACCTCGGCCCACACGCTCCCCTTGGGGGATGTCTGCTGCTTCCCCATTAGGACTCAGCGCCGTCCTTGGCCTGCTCGCTCTCCAGCTCGGCTACGCGAGACTCAGCGAGCACGGCTCGCGTAGTCATGGCCGAGAGCTCGGCGGAGAGGCGGTTGATGATGTCAGCGGCGTCAATCTTGGGCTGGTTATCCATGCCCCAATCGTAGCGAATCGCCCCCACCGCTTAGCAGTGAGGGCGATTCGCATCCCAACCCAGCCCCGAGAGGAGCACGAGATCATCCTACCAAGGACTCACTCGGTCTCGACGTGGTGCCGGGCAAACAGCGCGATGGCGACCGGAGCGAGCTGCTCCAGGGCGCGCATGACTGCCTCCGCGTTCTCCGCCGTGATGACGCCGTAGGCGACAGCCAGGGTGAAGACGGCAGCGATGACGCCGTAGGCGGCCTTGCGCTGCTCCGCGGTGAAGGTGAACTTACCGGATGCGTGCTTTCCAGGCATGGTTTCCTCCTTTCGGCCTTGTGGGCCGAGGACCAGTCTAGCCGTTGAAGACCTCGACGGTGCAGGCGACCTCCTTGCGGCCGTCCCACACCGAGATCGTGGCCGGGACCTCCTTGCGGCCGTCCCACACCGTGATGGTGGGGCCGGCCGGGGCGGGGGTCTCGTAGATCTTCACCGAGGAGAAACTGATCTGTCCTCCGACTGCGCCGATAGACGGGAGCCAGTTCGGCTGCTCGGTGTCAGTCAGCACGAAGTCGATGCGGCGGGACACGGCGGTGCCCGCGGCGAGCGGGAAGTCATCGACGGGGGTCTGCCTGATCTTCGTCTTGCCGGCGTTGAAGTGGTTGTGCTTGATCGACAGCGAGACGGGGGAGTCGGCCGTGTAGACGATCTCGGCGCTCCAGCGCTTGCCCCCAACAGGAACAGCGGAGCCGTCGTAGGGCGTCGTGGTCGCCCCGTCGGGAAGGACAGCCCCGTCGCCGAGGCGCGTACCGGCTGAGCGCCACCAGGCGCCTAAAACCGGGAGAACTGAGTCAGCCACGTCAGCCCACCTTCCTCACCAGGACGGTGTTCGCCGGCGTGCCCGGCGGGACAGGCTGACCCTTCTCCATCACCCTCAGGTTGTCCGGGCCCGCATCACCGGGGCGCCCAGGGGTCCCAGGAGGCCCAGGAGGGCCAGCGGGGCCAGGAGGGCCAGCGGGGCCAGGAGAGCCTGCACCGCCGCTCGGCTTGGCCGAGGTCTTCGCAGCCGAAGCCTCGAGCATCGCCTGAATGCCCGCGGGAGTCAGGTCGCTGGTGGTCTGCACCGAGCCGCCGTCGGAGACAGCTCCCGACGCGGACCAGTCGTTCCAGCCCTCATCGTCCCAGGTGATGGAGTAGGTGCCTCGCCCGGGCGTCTCGCGAAGAGCCGCATCGGGGAGGTTCGTAACGTCAACGCCACCTGCGGCGGGCAGGACAGGAGAGACCTGAACCCAGCCCGCCGCAGGCGAGACAAAAGTGATCGATCGTGTGGCCATGGCCCCAGTCTAGGCCACCCGACGCACCGTGACGTCGTGGACCACGAAGCCGTTCGCCGGCGCCTCGATCCAGGGCGCCCACAGCGACGTCGCGTTCCCGTCCTCGCGGGGCGTCACCGTCAGCTTCGCGGTCACCCGGTCTCCGGCCTTCAGCGTCCAGTCAGCCAGCTTGGCGCCCTGATCCAGCTTGGTAACTCCGAACTCCTCGAACGTTCGGCCGTTGTACACATAGGACGTCATCTCCGGCTCGCCGAAGTTGCCGTGCCACGAGTATGTGAGCGTGATCTCCCACTGGCCGTCGGAGGGCTTCATCTGGTCCACCTTCGGGACGATGGTGCCCCCGACGCCGGGCAAGTGGTAGCCGTCTGGCTCGGCCGTGACATTGAGCAGCGACCACTCGTTCAGCGGGGCGAACTCCCGATCAGAGGTGGTCAGCGCCTTGTCCGTGCGAAAGATCAGGGCGCCGCGGGGTGTGTCGGCCGGCACCGGTGACCCCGTGTCGAGGCGCACGATGCGAGGCTGCCGGGTCAGGTCCACCACCGCGGCGTGCGTGGCGGCGATGTCCTTGGCGATCCCCTCCGCCGTCGCCGCCGTTGACTCCGCCTTGGCTCGGGCGGCCCGGATGGAGTCGGCAATCGCGGCCGTCTGTGACGCCTTGGTGAAGCCCTTCAGCGTCTCGTCGAGCTCGGTCCTCCGTACCAGGCCGCTCAGGTCCGGCGCGGCCGGAAGCTCCTCCTTGCGGACGTAGCCGCTCAGGTCCGGCGCGGCCGGAAGCTCCTCCTTGCGGACGTAGCCGCTCAGGTCAACCTGCTTCTGCGGCCCGGGGGCCGCCGAGGAGCCCCCAATGTTGATCGTGATCTGCGAGGGTACGGAAGCGCCGCCCACCTCGATGGCGGACGGCGCTTCAGGTGTCTTGTCTGTATCAGCCATACAGACAGGCTACCGGGTCACCAGAGCTTGCCAGTGCCCGACTTGGAGACGTTCAGCGCGCGCTGAAGGGCACCGATCGTGGCGGTTCCGGCCTCGCCGTCAACCCAGTCGGAGAAGTCCCAGTCGGCGGGCACATACTCCTTATGCCAAGCCAGCACGAGGTACTGGAACGTGCGCCAGGTGCGGGAGCCCAGGATGCCGTCGGTCTCCAGCGCCGGGGCATCGTTCAGCGCGATCTGAGTGTCCGCCGGCACGACGGAGTTCAGGTAGGTCTGGAACCGCTCGATGGCGGGGGAGCCGTCCTCGTCGAGCACGCCGTCGATCGTGGTTCCCATGACCTGCTGAAGCCGGCCGATGGTCGCCATGCCGAAGATACCGGAGATGCGGAGTTCGCCCTGGCCGTCCGAGGCGTTCCACTTGCCGGTGTAGGGGTTCTCGTCCCTCACCGGCGCCGGCGACTGAGCGGCCCCGAAGCCCGAGCCGTTGGACAGCTCGGACAGGTGCGAGTACCAGCGGCCGGGGCAGTCGGTGCTCATCCAATCCCGGTGGCCCACGATGGGGAGCGGGCCGTGCTCGGCACGGATGGCCCGGATCAGGCCGATCACGGTTGCCACGTCGCCGTCGGTCATCTCCGGCCGGCACTCGATGCCGATGGAGCGGGGGTTGCCGCCAGGGCCGGCGTGCCACGCGCGGTCGTAGTCGTGGACGAGCTGAGTCACGCGGCCGGCGCTGGCGACGTAGTGAGCACTGGAGTTGCCGTCCTCACGGCAGAGGTAGTTCACCACGTTCTGGTGAGACTGCCCATCGACCCCCCAGTGATGGATCGTGATGGAGTCGGGGTCGCCATAGGGGCGGCCACTGGAGTAGTTGGGGGACCACTGGACATCGGTCACAGCGGAGTTGGTCATGGTTCCTCCTGTCAGTAGGTGCTTCTAGCGTATCGGTCAGTAATGAGACTCCATCCGGTAGACGTCGCCGAATGGATCGAGCCACAGCGACTCACCAGGCGTGCCCTCGTCGGGCGGGAACTGCCCTCCCCACGTCGCCCCCGCGAGCCTGCCCTGCGCCTCTCTGGTGGCCTGTAGCTCCTGATCGATGGCGGCCTTAGCGCCATCGAGGAGCTCTTGCGACCCGGAAATCTTCTTCGCCAGCTCGTCCAGGTTGATCGCAGAGTTCACCGTCTGGATGCTCGGCGGGGACCAGTTCCCGGTTTTCCCGTTGAAGGCCACAAACCGGACCCTCAGCGCGTACTTGATGCCGGATCGTACCTGATACTGAGTCTGTCGGATTTCCCGGCTGAATGTGCCCATCACGGTCCACCCACCCGGGGGCACGGTCGAGGTGGATGGGACCAGCGAGAACTGCCATTTGTCCACCCACCACGGCGGGCGCTTGATCTCTTCGAGCGTGCGGTCATCCAGCCCCACAGACACGACGCCGAACTGCGACGAAAATCGGGGTTTGAAGGGCGTCGGAACTGGCGGGACAGTCCACTCCAGCATGAGCACCGGAGGGTTGTGCACGGTGTCCCAGTCGCCCTCCGCGTACTCCTCCGTGATGGCGCGCACCCAGAACAGGTACCGCTCGCCCGGAACGGCGTCCGCCCACGCCACGGAGTTAGCCGACGTCGAGAGGATCGCGGTCTGAGCCCAATCCTTCAGCCCTGTCTTCTCGAAGTTCACGACGCGGGCGATGCGGACCTCGTACTCCCTAATCTTGGCGGTGAGTGGTGCGCCGTCGGAGGTGTACTTCGGTGCCGGCCAAGAGATGTTCGTCCACGTAGCCAGGCCAGTGCCCGTGTCGTCCACGCGGCCCGCGACCGAAACTGTGTCAGCCGCGATGATGCCTGGGCGCTGAGCCGCAGGATTTGTGGATCGTGATCTCACTCGCTCCGACGTCGAGGTGTGGGCCGTTCCGGTCTGGTTCGCCGCGATGTACTGCGCGAGCCGGGTCTGCCCGTCCGCGATGCGGGTTCCGAAGATGGTGGAGCCGGAGCAGTGGCCATCGGCGTAGTCGATCTGGACCGAGGTGACACGAAGCCACTGGTCCTTACCTGCGGCGCCCTCGACCCAGAACCAGTCCCCGACGTTGTAGTCCTGCCAAGGTATCAAGCACCCGGGCTTGTCGGCCGACCAGTCGCGGACGATCTCCTCCTTGGGAGCGGAGCGCTCCACTAGAGCCTCCTGCGCGGCGTACTCCGCCGTGTTCTGGGAGTCAACCCAGTTGGCCTCCAGCGAGAGCTCTCTGGTGTCCCTCGGGTTGAAGTTCTCGTCCGTGGGGACGTTGACCGTGTACCGCTTGCCGTCCTTCCCCAGGACGTGGATGCGGGTGGCGATGTCCGCCCACGACAGTGAGTTGGTCCCTCCGGTGGAGCGTCCGGCCGGCCATCGCTTCGGGTGCAGCGACTCCAGTGGCTTGCGCGCGGGAGGCACGAGCAGGAGCTTGCGACCCTCCCAGCGAGGCAGGAGAGCCCCGATCTTCTGGAACGTCTCCATGAGCTGCCACAGAGTGGAGGACCACTTGACCTCCATGCCCTTGACGTTGGGGAACTTCGCCCAGTTGTTCCCGTTGGCGTCCGCAGCGGGTGCGCCCTCGTAGGAGAGGCCCGCGCCCCACCCACGGTTGCGGGCCGCCTGCCACACCTGGATGAACAGGTCGGCCGGCACGTCCGTCGTGCTGACCCCCTGCCCCGGCTTGTCGAAGTCGCGGCGCAGCTTGAAGTTCTCCTCCCACACGAGGGCCTGCTTCAGCCGGGCGCTGATGTGCACGCAGTCGATGGTGCGTGACTTCGTGCCGTCAGACAGGAGGTTCCACGTCGCCTTGCGGATGAGGAACCGGCCCCCGGCGGGCTCGAACCACGAGCGACCGCCGTCGAGAGACGCCTCGACCGCGATCTCGTTCTCCTCCTCCAGCGCTGGATTCGGCTCCTCGGTGTGAGTCAGGCGCAGCGTGGGCACCCCCGACACCGAGGTCGTCAGGCTGATCTTGGTCGCGTGGTGCAGGACCCCGATGCGGTCGCCGCCGTAGGCACCATAGGCCGCGGCGCGAAGCATCATCTTCGGAGTTCCGATGCTCATCGTCAGTACGCCCCCTTCCACCACAGGATCGCGGACCCGCCATTGACTTCGATGACACCGTCGCCGTTGTCGCGCTGCGCGAGCCGGAATCCGCCCGGGGAGATCGACAGCGTGGGCACAGACCGCTGAGCAACAGGCAGGCTGTTCGGGTCCGCGTCAGCGGCGGTGTTCTCCCGGCCGAGGGGCACGGTGCGTACGTCCCACGCCTCGGTGTCGATGATGAGCCACTGCTGACTCGGCACGCGGCCCGCTGACAGGATCGAATCCCCGAGCGTGTCCCGAACCGTGACGGTCCCACCGTCGGTGTCCGCCTTCACCGCAATGTGGGTAGCGATGGCGTCCTTACCAGAGACGATCGGGAAGGACTTTCTTCCGTTCGTCACTGCATCGACACGCTCGGCGGTCTTTCGTCGCCACTCGCCGGCTACCGCCTCGAGGGTGAAGGAGACCAGGAGGTCGCCGTCAACGCCCTTGGGCTTGGCGGTGACCGAGCTCGACACGCGCACCAGGGCCTCCAGCTCCTCACCATCGCGGCGGGTCCACCCCATGGTGTGCAATGTCCGACCGCCCGTAATGCGGCGCAGGGTGCGCAGGCCGGCGGTCTGGTGGGCTGCGAGGATGATCAGCTCCAGCTTCACCGTGGAGACGCCGGCCGCCATTGGGGCCAGGGCGAGCACGCCGTCGTAGCGGGGCACCTTGACGCTGGGTGAGACCATCGACCCCCATTGGGGGAGCTCGGTCTTGCTCGTGAGTCGCCAGCGTCCCGCCGGATCATCCAGCGGGACGCCATCGATTGAGTACGTGTCGTTGGGCATGGCCCCAGTCTATTAGGACAGGGCCAGGGCGATGCCCTGCGCGACGTCGTTCCTCGTCTTCCAGTCCTCCTGCTTCTGCGGGTAGTTGTTCGTGATGTTGATCGTGGGCTGAACACCGCCGGGCGCCGAAGCGCCGAGCTCTACGTCGGGGTTGAAGCCGCGGCTGACCTTCCATGCCGTGCGCGCAGCCGGGTCCTCGAAGCCGACCTTGATTCCGTCGGTGATGTCCCGCATCGTCCGCTCGAGCTCCGGCATGGCGCCGCGCAGACCGGTCTGAAGACCATCCATGATCCAGCCACCGGCGGGGACCAGCAGTCGGAGGTCGTAGGCGCGTGGGCCCTTGTGCTCGGCGATCCAGCTGCCGATTCCCCCAACCCAGTCCTGAACCTGGGTGAACGCGGACTTCAGCCCGTTCAGGAATCCGGTGATGATGTTCTTACCGGCGTTCACGAGCCACGTCCCCGCGTTGGCGAACATGTTGATGATGTTCTGCGGAAGCTGGCGGAACCAGTCGAGCATGCTGGAGCCGATCTCCTTGACCCCGTTCCACATCCCAGTCATGGCGCTGGTCACGAGGCTCTTGATGCCGTTCCACGCCGAGTTCCACAGCCCCGGGATCGAGTTCCACAGATTGGCTACGAAGCTGACGATGCTCGACCCAATGCTGCTTGCGGTGCTCAGGAGACCATGCCAGGCGTTGGAGAAGAACGACGTGATGCCGTTCCAGATGGAGTTCCACACGCCGGGGATGGCGTTCCACATGCTCACGGCGAAGTTGACAGCCGCGGACCCTACGGACTTGACGGTGTTCACCAGACCGTTCCACACGTTGGAGAAGAACGTCGTGATTCCGTTCCATACCGCGGCCCAAATCGCCGGCAGGTCGTTCCACAGCTCGGTGAGGAACTTCCACGCGATTTGCGGAATACCGATGAGGATGAACAGCAGTCCCACGAGGGCGCCATAGAGGATAGCCTTGATGGCCTCCCAGGACGCGGCCCAGGTCTGTCCGAGCAGGTCCCAAAGCGTCCCAAGGCCGTTCATAATCATGTCGGGGATGCCGGTGATGAACGTGACGAACCCCTCCCACATCTGGGAGAAGAAACCAGAGATGGTGTCCCACGCCCCGGACAGGAAGTTCATAATCGCCTCGGGGATGCCGGCAACGAACGTCGTGACGCTCTCCCACAGGCCGGAGAAGAAGCCCTTGATCCACTCCCACGCGACGTTCCACGCGGCCACGATGGCGTCCCAGGCGCCGACCAGCACGGGCCATACGGAGTCCCAGTTGGCGATGAGCAGGACGATGGCGGCGATGATCGCCCCGATGCCGATGATGATCCAGGTGATCGGGGATGCCAGCAGAGCGCTGTTCATCACCCACTGCGCGGCGGCCGCGACGAAGATAGCCGCGGACAGAACGCCGAGCGCGATAGCGATCCCCTTGATGAGCTCGGGGTTCTCCTGCGCCCAGGCGATGAACGCCTCCATCTTCGGCGTGATCCAGTCGAGAGCCTGAGCCACGCCGTCGAAGACCGTCGCAGCGAGCGGCTGGAGCGCGAGCTTGGCCTTGTTCACTGCGATCTGGAACTTCTCGGGGCCGTCGGCGGTGTCCGCCTGGACGCCGAGGATGGTGTCGCCGGTGGCTCCGATGGACTCTCGAAGGGTGTTCAGGTCGAACGCTCCGGACTTCAGCGCCTCGAGGAACTGGGGCGCGCCCTTGGTTCCGAAAATCTTGCCGGCCTGAGTGAGCGCTGCGGCCTCGTCACCTGACTTGACCAGGTTGTCGATCTCCCCGATGACGCGGTTGAATGCGTCCTTGGGCGCCTCGCCGTCCTTAGCCAGCGAGACCATGCCCTTCCCCATGGCCTGGATGGTGGCCGTTGAGTTGAGCCCCGCCTTGTCGAGGCGGCCGACCAGCGTCGCAACGTCCTCGACGTCGAAGCCGAGGTTGCCGAGGGTGGGCGCCGCCTTGGCGGAGGACTCTGCCAGCGTGTTCATCGACACGCCGGTAGCCTGGCTGATACGGAACAGCTCGTCCATGACCTCGGACGTCTCGCTCGCCGGGATGGCGAAGGCGGACATCGCTGAGGAGAGCTTGTTGATGTCGAGCTTCTCCCCGAAGAGATCGCCAGCGGCGATCACCTGCGAGGCGACCGTCTCAAGCTCGTCACCCGTGAGGCCAAGTCGAGTGTTCAGGTCCGCGACAGTCTGCCCAGCGTCCTCGAAGGTGGTCGGGACCGTCGTGGCGACCTTCTTCGCGCTGTTCTCCAGGCTCTCCAGCGCCTCGCCAGTGGCGCCGGTTCCCGCCCGGATGGTGTCAGACATCCCGTCGAACTCGGCCCCGATGTCGTACAGGGCCTTGCCCACGCCAACGGCCGCGGCGCCGAGCGCAGCGGCAATCAGCGTGGGGTTGATCGACGCCTTCAGGTTCTCCCCGAAGAGCCCGCCGAACTTCGACCCGCCGTCCGCGCCGCCAGCTCCGATGGCCTCGCCGGCGGCCCTGCCCGCCTCGGACCCTGCGCCGGCGGCGGCCGGGAGGATGATGTCGGCGATCTGCCGCTCGGCGCCAGGCGCGGCGGCGATGAGCTCGTAGTACGCAGTTGCGAGCTTAGGCCCGTCAGCCATCGATGTCCTCCGGTAGGTTCAGGATGCGTCGCATCTCGTCAATCGAAGTGCCCTCGCCATACGGCGTGGCACTGTCTGTGTCGTTCTCTGGCGGGCGGATCAGGTTGGTCACCGGCATGTACTCAGGCGGGTCCACGCGCTTGTCGCCGGCGGTCTGCCAGGACAGGACGCGCAGCAGGTGCACGATGAGCGACTGCATGTGTTCGTTCGGGGACCATGATCCCCGGGCCACGGCCAGGCATGAGCCCATCGGCGGGCTGACGAGATATGCCTTGAGGTCCTGCCAGGAGAGGCGGCCACTCCACACGTCGTCGAGTGACCGCCCCATCCCAAGCAAGTCAGACCTCACCGCGTTCTCGTAGCGGTAGGCCTCCGTCAGGAGGCCGAGGATTCCCCCACAGAGGTACCGGATGCCTCTCCCCAAGCGGTGATGATCGCCTCGAGCTGGTCGCTGGAAACGACGTCGGTCAGGCCGGGGCAGCAGTCCTCGATGATCTCGAACTGGATGGCCTCGGCCTCGAGGCGGGCGAGCGCCTGTGCGTCCTCGGAGGAGTTCTCGTCCTTCAGGCGGCGAGAGACCTCAGAGAGGCGGCGGCGGTATGACGCCTTGATGTGCTTCAGGAGCGGCATCGACCGGTCCTGCTTCTCGCCGGGGAGGCGGAAGATGAAGCGGTTCTCAGCCTTGTCAGCCTTGGCTCCCGGGACGAGGAAGGCGCCGGCGGCGGGCTTAGTCATTGTGTGATCCTCTCGGTTGGTGTTTGGGTGTGTCAGTTCTTGACCCAGAACTCGCGGTAGAACGCCCCGTCTACCGGGAACAGGTCGAGCTTAAGGGTGTTGGCCATGATGTCCTTGCCGTTCATCTCGACATCGCCGTCGATGACGGCCTGGGCGTCATCGTAGACAATGGTGCCCTTGGCAACGTCGGTGTTGACGATGACCACGATTCCGCGGTGGGGCGGAATCTCGTTGAGCTTGCCGACAATGTTGATGTTCTTGCCGGTCTTGGTGACGTTGGCGTCGCCGTAGACGAGCTTGTGACCGGTGATGTTCAGGTACTCAGCGACCGGAATCTCAACCGTCGCCTCGGCGCCCTCGCGAGTGGACAGAATGACGTCGCCGCCCCACGCCTTCACCTTCGAGGTGGAGTTGGAGATGGAGCGCTTCGGGCCGGCGTCCGTCAGGTAGCCGATGGCCTCCAGCGTCACCCCTGTTGGGGCATTGGCGAGATCGACGTGGGCGGTGATCTTCTTGGCGTCCTCGGTGGTGCACACGAACACACCGCCGATGACGGACATCGGCTTTGGCGCGATGACGTTTGAGGCATCGCTCTTGCCGTTGACGGGCATTCAATCCTCCTTGTAGTGCGGGGTCCCCGCACCTCGGGCGGGCTTGGGTCTAGTCTACGTCGAGGCGTTCCGACTCCGTGGTGACCTCTGCCTGAACCGAGTAGCGGTGCAGGTGCGGGTAATCGGGGTGCGGGTTGTCGTAAGGCCCGCTCTGCACGCGCCCCGAGTGCCACTCCTGCCGGTCCAGCGCTACGACGGCCGAAGCGGCGGCGGCCAGCCGCTGAGCCGTAGGCCCATCCTTGGCGTAGCAGTGCATGAGCACCGTTGCCGCGGACGACACCATGGTCTTCGGGTACCCGCCGGCAACGTACACGTGGATCGTGTTCCCCGCGCCCGGGTCCTTGGCCAGGATCGAGGAGACCTTGACCGGGGAACCCACTACCTTCGCGCAATCGCTTCGGAGCGCGGCGATGAGCGCTGGCAGCGGGTCCTTGGTGAGAATCAGCTGCGCCATGGTCAGCCCCCTAGAACTGCTCGGGTGAGGACATCATCGCGCGCCTGCGCAAGGCGGCCTCGATACGTTGCTGTCTTGACGATGCCGCGGGCGCGCGTGGCGTTCGGCCTCGACTCGTAGGCGAACGGTTCAGCGGGTGAGTGCTCCTGCCCGCCCCGGTCCTCGTCTCCGTCGTCCTGGCTCGTCATAGCGTTGGCGCTGGCCGCGGCGCTCTCGCCGAAGGAGTCGATCTCTGCCTGGTACGACCGACGCAGCTCATTGAACCCGTCGTAGTGGAACTCGATTCGTGCGGAGCCCATCATCCCTCCCATCGACGAAGGTTAAGTACTGCGACGTCAGGGAGTAGTCCTGAGCCGGTCATGACGCGCACGGGTCCGACGAGGCGATAAGCCTGCCCTCGCCAGTCGATCCGCGCGTGCTTAGTGATCGATGCGGCGGCCGCGGTGTCAACGTATGCGACTTGATCCCATGACTCACCCTCCCGGTGGGAGTTGTTCTCCCCCGTGGGGCCCGCCTGGACGTCTACGCCCATGATCTGACGGGCGTTGGCGGCGTTGTACTCGCGCCGCGGGGCGCCGTGGGCGTCCTCGGTCTCCGTCGGCTCAGTGACGGTGAGAATCTCGGACCCGAAAAGGGTTGACCACACGCTCACAGGATGCCCTGCCCGTCGATGCGATGCCGCTCCACGGCCTCGGACCACCGCTGTGTGGTGCCGACGGTGGACGCCGTGCCGAAGGTGATGGACCGGACGCCCTGGCTGATCTGCTGAACGCCGGGCGTGGCGAGCGTGGCGTAGATGCTCGCGGCCTGCTCCGCCACCGCATCCGCAACGTCGTCGGGAACCTCGTCGGTGCCAGCGGTGTACGTGACCTCGATGGTGCCCAGCTCGGTACCCCAGCCCCCGTGGCGGCGCAGGGCTCCGGTGCGCGGGGAGTAGGTGAAGTGCTCCAGCTGGATTCCTCCCAGCTTCACGGTGAGCGCCGAGACGCCCTTGACCGGCAGCAGCAGCGTCTCCCCCGCCGGCGGGTCCAGGATTAGGGTCTTGGTCTCCTTGGTGACATTGTGGCCGACGGCGGAGCGGAAACGCGCGCTCGCCCGCTCGACGGCGTAGATCAGGTTCGGGTCCTGTTCTGACTTTCCGAGCGAGCGTGCGAGCGCAGCAATAGAGCAGAGAGGTGCGGCCATGCACTCAGTCTACGCGGACTTTGACCCCCTCGGCGGCCAGAACGCGGGACAGCGGCTCAGCCTGCGTCCCAGAGATGCCGATCCCCGTAGGGTCTCCGTAGACAGTGGCGACCCGCGGGAACGTTCCGCCGGGGATGCACACGGTGAGCGTGTTCGGGATGGCGCACGACGCCGCCCAGCCGCAGCGCATGAGCGCCTCCCGAACCTCAGCGAGCTCGTCAACGACGTTCTCCGCAGCCATCTTGAGGCTCTCGTAGGGCAGGACGGTCGCGGGGTCCTGGCCTATTCGGACCGGGTACGCCTCCTCGGTCTCGACCACGATGCCCTGCCGGGCGACTCTGGTGGTGACGACGGCGATAGAGCCATCTCTGAACATCTGGTAGCGCGTGGTCTGCATGTTGTGCCTCCTCAGGCGAACGACGGGGCTTCCGCGGCGGGGGCAACGAGCCGCTCGTCCACGTGCAGCTGACCCTCCTGGGCCGGCACCGTCACAACGGGGAAAGCATCCTGAGTCGGCTCGAGGGTGCTGTCGTCCTTGCCGATGCCGAGGAGGTACATCCCGGCGAGGATGGCGGCGAGGACGAGCGACACAATCGAGACGGCGGAGGCGATGCTGCGGACGAGGCTCATTGTTTGATCCCTTCGGTGGTTGGTGTTACAACACTACGGCGACGAATGATCTGTTGTCAAGTGTGGTGCAAAGCACGAAGCCCCCGGGATCGCTATCGGGATCGACCGGGGGCTTCGGCGTCAAGGTGCATTAGGCGATGGTCGCCACGCACACGTCCTTGCGGCGGCGGAACACGCCGATCACGCGGGACTTACCGCGCAGCAGCGACAGGCCACGGAGGGCGTAGTCGCTGTGCTGGTTGAAGACCTGAGCGACGTACTGCTCGCGCCAGTACAGCTCATAGGCCTTCAGGTCTCCCACAATGGCGGTGCCCTTAGCGACGGCGGTCGAGGCAATGACCTTGTGTCCCCACAGCTGGAGGTTCAGGGAGCCGAACGGGCCGGCGCCGAGGTAGCGGCCGTTCTTGTCCGCGGCGAGGTCCACGGACTCCAGGTCCTCGGGGTTGAGGACGATCTGGGCGCCCTGGGCGGAGTCACCGAGCGCGGTCAGCGCCTTGCGCAGGGTGTTGAAGATGGCGTCGTTACCGGTGCCAACCTTCGCCTGGGTACGAACGCCGGGGGCGCCGATGATGCCGCGCGGGCGGTCACCAGTAGCGGTACCGGAGACGATCTCACCCTCGATCTTCTGCATGACCAGGGCCATAAGGACCTCGCCGACGAGGGTGACCATCACGGAGTCGTCCGCGAGCTCCTCGTCAGTGACCGGCAGAGCCTCGCCGATGGTGGTCGTGGTGGCCGTGTCGGCGCGGGTGGCGATGGTGGCCAGCGGGAAGACGCCGCCGGCAGCGCCGGTGCCGTTGTCCGCCTTGGCCTCGGCCTTGATGTCGGGGCCAGGGGTGACAGCGGTCAGGGCGCGGTAGGGGATCACGGCGGCGTCGGTGGTGCCGGTGGTGATGGCCGACAGCAGCGGGCCGTACTGGGCGCGCACCTCGTCGTCAACCGGAGAGCCGAGGTGGAAGGCGGAGCCGCCGGTGGTGGCGGTGCCGCGGTGGGCCACGTCGGCCTTACCCACCAGGTCGCGGACCACGAGGTCAACCTGATCGGTGGCGCTGGAGAAACCGGCGCTGAAGCGGCTCTTGAACGCCTGCCACTCAGGGGACAGGACGAAGCGCTCACCTGCGGTCTTGCCGACGACCTCAACGACGTCGGAGACGGCCTTGGCCGCCTTGGGGGCACGCTCGGCAATGGCGGCCAGCTTGTCGGAGGCAGCCTTGCGGGCGGCGGCCTGCGCGTCCATCTTGGCAACGGAGTCCACGATCTCGTCAACGCGGGCGAGGTCGGCCTCGGTCAGCTCGCTCTTGGCGCGCAGCTCGCCGGCCTCCTGAAGCAGCTCCTCACGAGTGCTCATACGGTGCATTCCTTTCGGTGGTCAGAGGCCCAGGAGGGCCAGCCGGGCACGGGCGGTCCGCTGCGCGGCGTCGTCGGTCTCAGGTGCGTCCTGAGACTTCAGCTTGGCGAGAGGATTCGCACCGCGCAGACACGGCCCGGCCTCCCACAGGTCCAGTTTAGTGAGGTGGCGGATTTCGCCGTCGTCGGACTTCTCCAAGGTGTAGTCCTCGACGATTGCCGAGTATGAGAAGTCCGTGATGGCGCCGACCTCGAGCAGCTCGGCGACAGAGCGGCCGATCTCGGTGTCGAGCGCCTTCCACTCCAGCAGCAGCCCCTCGTCGGTCTCCTCTGCCTTGGTCGAGTAGCCCACGATGTCGGAGGTGCCGTAGCCGTGGCTCCACATGATGGGCACCGTGGGGCGCTCGGCGAGCGCCTCGGTGAAGGCGCCCTTGTCGGTCACCTCTCCGTCGGAGTCCACGTTGCCGAAGACGGCGACGAGGGCCGTGAAGGTGCCGGGCTCCGACTTGTCGTCCTCGGGCTTCTCGTCCTCGGGCTTCTCGTCCTCGGGCTTCTCGTCCTCGGGCTTCTCGTCCTCGGGCTTCTCGTCCTCGGGCTTCTCGTCCTCGGGCTTCTCGTCCTCACGACGTCGGCCGGCCGCGGCCTTGCTTGTACCCACGGTGATACAAGCGCGGGCGTGCTTCTGAACGGTTCGCTTCATGGTCTAAGCCTACGGTTCACCACATGTAAGCGATGTCGCAGTTGCAGCCCACGATGTCGTCGGCGTCCCCACCGCCCCAGTCGTGCGGCCAGCGCATCCCGTTGGAGAACGTGTCGTCCATGTCCACCGTCTCACCGTTCATCGCGGCGTGATCCGCGCGCGGGTGGCTCGACCCGTTGTGGACCCACATCTTCTTCACGGCGCCGGAGCGGCGAGCCCCCTCCTGGGAGCCGAAACCCGTGGCGTCCTTCGTCGAGGCGTCCGCCCACAGCCCAAGACGGTCCTCGGAGAGGATGTCCTCGATGGTCTCCCGTGCGGTGTCCTGCGCCGCGTCATCCCCCGACACGGCGCCGAGGAGGCGCATCGCGGCCTCGACGGCGGCGTCGGCCTTGCCCTCGGCCATCTGCCGGATGTAGTTCCGAATCGCCCCGCGCCCGATCGTCTCCGTGCCGGTGCCGGATCGGAGGATCACGCCGTTGGCAGCCTCAATGGCCTGCTCGGCGAGGAACGGCTCGATGCGGTCAGCCAGGGCTTCGACGGCGGCCTCACTCAGCCCCTCGCGCTGAAGCTCATCGACGTATGCATGCCTCATCTGCTCCAGAATCGAAGGCGACGGTCTTGAAGTCACAGCCTTCAAGACCATTCGGGCTTTTGGGGCCAGAGACTTCCCCTCCTCAGCGGCCTCACCCTGCTGCCGGTGGTCGAGCTGGTTCGTGTCCGCGCCCCCCAGGTTCTGGGACCCCGAGTCCGTGGGGCTGGCCTGACCGCCCTGGACCACGTTCAGCGGGACGATGAGCTCCTCGGTCCCCTCCAGATACGGCAGGTCGAGGCGCTCACGGGCCTCGGCGCGCGTCATCACCGGCCCACCCGTGGCGGACTGGAGCGCCTGCACGCGCTCCAGCAGCGTGCCGTCCTGAGCCTCCGTGCGGTCGAGCATGCCGTAGACGGCGGTGTCGCCCCCGGCGAGCGCGGGGACGATCTCGGCGTTCAGCGCGTCCTCGATGCGGCCGATGAGCGGGCCGAGCACACGGGTGTACAGGTCGCGGCGCAGGGCCGCGTAGCCGCCGTAATTCGCCTCGCGCATGCCGAGCAGCTCAGGCGGGACACCGAAGTAGCCTGCGACCTCGATGTCGGTGAGCGTGCGGACGCTGGACGCGCTGGAGAGGTCAGGCTGCACCTGCGGGGCGGCTTCGAGCTTCATGCCATCCTCCATGACCGGGATGGAGCCGCCCGACGTCGAGGACTTGAAGTCGGCCATGGCCTGAAGGAAGCGCTCCCGCTTCTCGTCCGACCAGCGAGGCGCGTCCTTGGGGCGGGTCACCTGGGCGGACACGCGCGGGACGTCGGTCCACATGCGGCGCCGCCAGCCCTCGGCCTCACTGAGCTCAGCCAGCAGGGCGCGCAGCGTGCGCACCGGGGCGACGGCCCCTGAGCCGTCAGGGTCCCAGCCGTGCATGAGCGCCACGGGGAGGTCGGACAGGCTGACCGTCTCACCGCCGGCGACCGTGGCGACGTCGTTCACCCGGCCGAACACGTCCGTGCTGAGCATGAGCAGCGGCGCGGGGACGCGGACGATCTCCTCATCCACCAGCACCGCGCAAGCCGAGCCGTACAGCAGCCAGTCGAGCGCAAGACCGGTCACAAGGTCCGCAGAAGATGTGAACCGTGTGGGCCTGCGCACAAGAGTCTCAGCTGGGGAGTCGTGGAGCCGCTCCCGACCCCCGTCCTCGGCGCGGTAGACGCGCCACGGGAGCGCTGCGACCGTGCTCGCCATGAACGACACGACCTTGCGCACGCTCGGCTGGCTCTCCCACACTCCGCGGATACTCATCCCGGCCACAGACCCCGCAGTTGCGGAGCGGCCGCGCACGCTTCGCAGCGTGATCGGCGGGTCAGCCACTGTTAGGCGGGCGAGTGCCCCGCCCTTAGCCGTCAGCGCCATTAGTTGTTCTCCTCATCCGGCGCGACGGCAATAGCCAACACGCTCCTCCATGGCACCCACATGGTCAAGCTCTCTCCATCCAACGTAACGTCCAGCCTGAGCACGCGCTTAACGCGCCACAGCAAGAGACTTATCGGTCGGATATGGACTAACAGCTGTGTGTCGTCAGTCAGAGCTACGGTCATGCGGGTTGGTGTCATGGGTCAATCCTACTGGCGATCACACCAGGAAGCCGGCCCCGTGCTCCTCGCTTGCCTGCTGGGCCTCCCGCTCAGCGTCGAAGATCATCGCCTGACTCATCGCAGTCACCAGCGCAGCTACGAGGTCGATCTTCTCGCCGGACTTCGCCTTGTCTGGCTTCACGTTGCCGGCGGGGTCTCGGGCCACAGCGAGATTGTCGATGCACCAGTCCGCGATCGGGTTGTCGTGGCCGAGGTCCTTCATGTAGACCAGCGCCTTCATCCGCTTCAGTGGCGCGCTCATCGACGCATACCCCTGCCGGACCTTGACCATGGGCAGACCCTGCCCATAGAGCGAAGTCGATAGCTGAGTGGCCGACCACGGGTCGAAGCCAATCGCCTCGACCTGCATCTCACGGTCGTCCTCCTCGATCCGTCGCTGCACGACGTCGTAGTCCAGCACGTCACCCGGCGTGAGCTCAAGCAGGCCCTGCTCCACCCACCGCGAGGCGGCTCCGAGCGTGCGCTTGTCCAGCGCCCTGAGGTTCTCCTCCGGCGTCCACGTGCGCCACACGGCCGACCACAGTGGCGTCCCCTTCGGGTCACCGGGCTGTCGTGGAGTCAGCCAGCACAGCGCCGCGAGGTCCGAGACGCTGGCAAGGTCGAGGCCGCCCACGACCGGGCGGCCGGCCAGGTCCTCGAGGGTCCTGAACGGTGTAGGAGCGCTCCGATCCCACTTGGGCAGGTCGATGTACCGGGCCGACTGCTTCAGGCGGCGGTTGAGCCGTAGACGCTCGAATGCAGCCCGCTCCTCGGGGCCGGTCTTGGCCTCCTCGGCCGCGGCTCGCATTGACTCGCGCGTCGGGGAGACGCCGTAGCCGGGGTTGGCCCGCTTCCACGTCTCCTCATCGAACGGGTCCGCGCCCCTCGGCGCGGCGAAGATCACGACGTAGCGCCGAGACGGCTCGCCACGGCAGTCACTCTCCGCCCTCGACCTGCGGACGGCGTAGGGCGTCATGGTCCCGCCAGCGTCCGCCGTCGTGATGACGAAGCCGAGCGGCTGCCGGCGGGCGCCGGTGCCGGTCTCAAGCGACTGGATCAGGTCAAGGTCCTTGTGGACGTGCATCTCATCGGCCAAGTAGCCGTGCGGGTTCGTCCCCTGAAGCGTGTCCCCGACGCTGGCCACGGGCTTGATGACCGCGCCGTCAGCCGCGCGGATGATCTTCGACTTCCAGGCGCGCACGCCGGCGTCCGCCATCTGCGGCGACGCACCGACCGCGAGCGCGATCGGGTCATAGGCGAGCCTGGCCTGATCCTTCGAGCCGGCGGCAAGGAGCACCTGCGCGCCGCCCTCGCCGTCGGCGAAGGCCAGGTAGACCATGATGGCGGCGCTCAGGGTGGTCTTGCCATTCTTGCGGGGGACCTCGACCCAGGCGTCCCGGTACCAGCGCACCGTCTTGCCGTCAGCGTCCTCGATCACCCATCCGAAGATCGGGGCCAGGACGTAGGCCACCTGCCACGGGGACGGCTCCAGCGGCTTGCCCGCCCATTCACCCTGTGTGTGCCGCAGCGCCCGCAGCGCCGCGATCACGCGGTCAACGCGCGCGGGGTCGAAGCGGGCACACTGCTCCTCGCCGGGCTCGGGTGTGCGCCACAGTGGCTTCGTCCACTCGGGGACCTCGTAGCCGCGGCTCTCGCAGTACCAGCGGACCTCAGGAGACAGCCCGTGGGCGCGTGCGCGGTCTGAAGTTGTAACGGCTGGCATGGGATCAGGCTAGACGGCGAACGGGTTGCCAGCCTTCGCCTTCACGGACTCCGGCGCGTCCATCGCTGCGCGGGCCACGAAGGTCAGACCCATCGTCTTGCACAGCCCCTCGATGACGCGGGCGTGCGTCGATGCGATGGAGAACGCCGGGTTGGCGACCGGCGTGCCCTTCTCGCTGTAGAGGATCACGCCCTCCGAGCGGGCGGTGCCGACCGCGATCGTGTAGAGCTCGAGCTCCTGCACGAGCAGCGACACCATCGTGGTGTCTGCGGCGGCCAGGAGGCCGCTCGCGTGGAGCGAGCCCGTGATCTCGTCCCACAGGGGGTGGAGGTCCTTCCTCAGCGTCGAGGGCGGAGCGAGCCGAGCGGCATCCCGAGGGAGCGCGGCCGCGGTGTGCATCGTGGCCTTCTCCGGCACGGAGTCGTCCACGAGCCGGAGCCCGCGAGGCAGGCGGGCGTCGCTCACGCTCTGACCGGCTTTGCGGCTCATCGTAGGCTCCTCGGGGTGAATCGGTTGGTAAGTTTTGTGTGCCCCCGATTTGTGAGCGGGGGTGGCTCGTCCGAGGGTGGTTAGGCCTCGACCCATACCGCCTGGCGCTGCCCCGTGGGTTCGTGCTTCGAGGTTCGTCGTGGGTCTGCGCCGGGCGGCGAGACCAGCCTAGCACGCCTCGCGCCCGTGCGCAAGAGTCCGCGAATGCCGGGTTTTTGG